TGGCGAGGGAGGGGTTGGCGAGGGAGGGGTTGGCGAGGTGTTCGGTGTTGCGGAAGGCTACGTTGGCCGGGGCGAGGACGGTGCTGCAGTTAGGTGGGATGATGCGGGTTACGGGGTGGAAGCGGGCAGTTTTGACGTGGTCGCCTTGAACCCGCCCTTTCACCGAGATTCCGGGATAGACGACCGTCTGGTGTTGCATTTGCTGGGAGGGGCTCGGCGAGCGCTTCGTGTGGGCGGGGAGCTGTACCTGGTGTTCAATTCACATCTGCGATACCGCGCGCTGCTGCGGGAATGGGCGCATATCGAGCAGCTGGAACGCAACGCGAAATTCACCTTGTTGCGGGTGCGCAAAGCGGGCTAGAGTTTTCGTGTTTTTGGTTGATGCGCTAGAATTGATAGGTCTTGGCGCCTTGATGGTCTGCCGGGAAAGGCCAGATGGTCTCGCGAAATCCTTTCGGGGGCGGGGTGGCTGGCTGGGACAAAAGAATAGGGGATGATCGGTTTCGACGGTCGGTAGTATCTTGAGGGAAGCGGGTCGAGGAAGTATTCTCATCTCGTTAACGCGGATACAAAACCAATAAGTGCCAAACAGAATCGCACTGAATCCTTCGCTCTGGCTGCATAATCCCAGAGGAACTGATTCCGTCAGCCTGTGCACGCTTCGGGCATAGTAACTGGCGTCGTTCACGAAGCCACTGGAACCACCTGGGTTACTTAGGTTCGGTTCGACACTTAAGGTAACTTTGGTCTGTGCTAGCCCTGTTTGCGGGTCGGCCCGGGCCGAGAATTCAAGGCAAACTGCACCCGGAGAAGACTCAAGTATTCCCGATCGGACCGGGGTTCGATTCCCCGCATCTCCACTACGAGCACACTGAATTGATACAATTGCGCAAAACTAGGGTTTTGCGCAAAGGTGCGCGCAAAATTTGAAAACGCGCGCAAAATCTAAAAGTCCTGCTCACAGGCATAAAAATAGAGCTGACTACTTCAACGGTGGTCAGCCCTTTTGTTTTGCGTGGCTCTAATAGCTATCTGCTGGGATCTCTATTTCGGTGCCGTTAGCAAAGATTACGCTCGCCTCGCCTGATGGTGTGATCTGGATGCGTTGGCAAAGAGCATGCAGGGTTGCTCGGTCAAAGTCTTGGCTGAGGGTGGCGTTTTGGATGGTTTTCTTAAACTTAGTGAGTTTGGCTTTGATGCCTGCGCGCCGCTCAATCTCCGCCGTGGTTGCCTGATATGCAGCAATAGCTTCACGTTGGCGGGCTTTGAGCTGGGTGAAGCACTCTTGGTAGTCGTCTTGATTTTGAGAGTGATGAGCGTTGCGGGTGATGGCTTGGTTAATGAGTTTGGTGGTTACCTCGATTTCACTTGCTTGCTGTAAGGCTTGTTCTTCCAAATCGGTGGTGTCTGATGTGGTGGTAATTAGGTAGTCCCAGTCGATGAGCTGCTGGCTTTTGATGAGCTGGGCGAGTGCTGTTTGGAAGATTGTTTGCAGCTGATTATCGCGTAGTACGGGCATTTTCTTTGGGTGAGGTACTGTGAATTTCTGGTTGCATTGCCAGATGATAGCCCGGTATTTATCAGTGGAGTGCCAGGTTTTGCTGCCGTAGGCTGCTCCGCAGTGGGTGCAGTAGACCATACCGGTGAAGGCACGCTCGCGCCGGCCTTGGTTCGTGTTTTTTGCTAGCTCGTAGCGCACGAGTTCCCAGGTTTCAGGATCGATGATGGCTGGGTGAGATCCGGTCACGTAATATTGTGGGACTTCTCCCTCGTTGGTTTTGCGTTGCTTGGTGAGGAAATCTACGGTGAAACGCTTCTGTAAGAGTGCGTCGCCTTTGTATTTCTCGTTGGTGAGAATGGAGTGGATGGTGGTGTGGCTCCATTTGTGTTTACGTCGAGGGGTCAGTATTCCATCCGCATCTAATGAGGCTGCGATTTGGGGGATGCTCATGCCTTCGAGGTATTGGCGATAGATGCGGCGCACGATGTCGGCTTGCTCAGGGTTGATTACGGGCTTGCCGTCTTCGCCGCGATTGTATCCGAGGAAGTTACCGTAGGGTATATAAACTTTTCCGTCTTGGAAACGCTTCCTGTGACCCCACGTGACGTTCTCGGAGATAGATCTGGATTCTTCCTGGGCGAGGGAGCTCATGATGGTGATTAGCAGTTCGCCTTTGGAGTCGAGTGTCCAGATGTTTTCTTTCTCGAAAAACACCTCCACACCTTTATCTTTCAACTTCCTCACCGTTGTGAGGGAGTCGACGGTGTTGCGAGCAAACCGGGAGACGCTTTTGGTGACGATCAAGTCGATTTTTCCTGAGAGGGCATCAGCTATCATGCGGTTGAATCCCTCCCGGTGTTTCGTGGAAGTTCCAGAGATTCCTTCATCGGTGTAGATGTCGACGTATTGCCAGCCGTCGTGGTTTTTGATGTAGTGCTCGTAATAATCCACTTGCGCCTCATACGAGTTCGCCTGGTCAGTATCGTCGGTGGAGACGCGAGCATAGCCAGCAACGCGGCGTAGCTGCTGGCCACTAATCGTGGTCGTAGTGGAGTGCAAGGGTTTGGTGGCAGGGATAGTGGTAATCCGTGGCATCAGGCAGTCACCTCCTCACCGGTGCGGTAATCAATCGTGGTGGTGTTCCCACTGCTGAGGTGGATGGTCAGGTGCCAGTTCGGGCTGGCCTCGATTCGTTCGATTCGCTCGATTACTTGCTGGTTGTTCCATTTTTCGAGGCTGAGCTGCCGCAGGATGATGGTGTGCAGGTTTTCTTCTCGTAGTTGATGAGCATGACAGGGGTTGCCCTTGCCTTTCGTGGCGCTCTCACACCACCAGTATTTATAAGTCGAGTGCGCCAAGCGGCGGGTACGCCGATGATAGTTCCTGCCACAGATAGTGCAGGTGATGCGGTGTGTAAGAGCGCTACTGCCACCGGTTGGGGTCAAGCCGCGTCCGCCCGTGGCACGCCGCCTGGCTAGCTCTGCTTGAACGGCGTCAAAAACGCTACGCTCGATAATCGGCGGGTGGGAGTCTTCCACAATATATTTATCCAGCTCGCCACGATTCAGAGTTGGTGTGTTATCTCCGGCGTGAGCACTGAAGTACTGTTGCAAGATTGCGGTACCGATATATGCGGGGTTCTCCAGCCAATCGCGGGTCACCGAGGCACTGAACTTGCCGCCACCACGTGAACGCAAACCCTCTTGGTTCATTTGTTTGCAGGTTTTCTCCGGGCTGATACCTTCAAGAAACTCGGCAAACACACGCCGCACAATCACGGCTTCTTCTTCAATAATGTCGAGCTGGCCGTGGTGGTAGCGGTATCCGTAGGGGTTGCGCGAATGCAACAGACCATCCTTGTGCTTTTTACGGATGCCCCACTTCGCATTAGCCGATATAGATTCGGATTCAGCTTGCGCGAACGAGGCTAGTAAAGTGAGAAGGACTTCGCCCTCAGCGTTAGCGGTGTCGATGTTTTCACGTTCAAAACGCACTGAAACTCCAGCGGCTTTCAACGCTCGCACAGTGCTTAGTAGGTCGACAGTGTTACGAGCGAACCGCGAGATGGATTTGGTGAGAATAATGTCGATACTCCCTGCGAGTGCTTGCTCGATCATCTGGTTGAACTCGCCGCGCCCCGTGGTAGATGTACCTGTCGTTGCGTAGTCGCTGTAGACCCCGGCGTATTCCCAGCCCGGGGTGTTCGTGATGAGCTTGTTGTAGTAAGAAACCTGGGCAGAGAACGAGTGAGTGAGGCGCTCGGATTCGCGTGAGACCCGTACATATGCCGCCACCCGCGTGAGCCGTAGTTGGGCGGGTTTGGGTGGTAGTTTGCAGATCTCCATGCGCGTCTCCTTGTATCAAGTCCGGTGTGTCTATATATCACTCTGAACGCCTGTTTTATCCAGTACTAGCGCCGTATGCAGCCGCCCAATCGGAGGAAGATTGCGGGCTATCAGCCCACCTCGAATGCGGTTCACATCTGTATCGGTGAGTATCCCTGCCTTGGCTGCTTTCGTGGCTGCCAGCATGGTGGCTCGGTAGGTGGCTTCCCGAGTAAACTGGGGTGCGCTCATCGCGGGCATTTCTTGCTCCGATGAGTTACGTAGCATTCATGGCGGCAGTAGCGTCGATGCTTATTCCCATACGCGGTGAACGTGGTGCCACAGCCGATACAGGTGAAGGTGTAGGTGGCGTCACGGTTTTTAGCTTCGGGATGTGCCGCCCACCAAGCCCGCCTATGCTCACTGCAGCAAAAAGATGCAGGTCTGCCAGTCGCCTGAGTCGCTATGGGATCACCGCACCAACGACACCACCGACCATCCTCTGCAGCTTTGGTTTGTGGGCGCTTATGGGGGTTTCGTGCCAGATGACTGCGAACACTGCTTGGCTCTAACCCAAGAAGTCGCGCAATCATCGCCGCAGTCATCCCGCGCTGGTTGAGTTTTACTATCGCCTCTTTTTGAATCGGGTCAATCATCGCTTATTCCTCCTATAAGGAGGGCTTCGAGCAGCAAGAAATATAAACAGGGAAAACAAAAAGAGCCGCCCCCGCAACACGGTGAAGTCTCGCTGAGGCGGCTCTTAGAATCCAGCGGGCTAATTTGCTGGTTAGCTGAGGATTTGGTTCACGCGGTTTTGTACTTGTTGGTAGTTGTAGCCAGCATTGGTGAGACGGTTGTAGCGTTCTTGTCCGTTACCCCAATCCCCACGAATCACCTCGCGCGCCAGGGTCTCTATGCTCTTGCCTGCGGGTTTGGCTTTGAACCCGAGGATTTCGTTGACACGGGCTTGCACGGCGTCGTAGAGTCCGCCTAGGCGTGCGCGTCGCTGGTCTCCGTTGCCGTATTCGCCGCGGATAACTGCGTTGGCTACTGCTTCAATATCTGGTTTACCGGCAGATGGCGGGTTGGGTTTGTTTCCGCTGATTTGGTCGTACCAGTAGATGGCTCTTGCCATGTAGGTTGCGTGTTGGGATCCGGCTATGGAGGCGGGGCATTCGGTTGAGGAAAAATCGCGGTGTCCGAATATGTTTTTGCCCCAGACGGGTCGGCCGAGCTTGTAGTAGTGACACAGGACGGCGACCAGGTGCGCCCCGTTTTCTAGGCAAGCATCGGAGATACGGTAGGGGTGGGTGGATGCGTCTGCGTGTTCGATTCCAATCGAGGTGGTGTTGGCTACCCAATTTCCCGCGTGCCAGGCAGTGTCCCGGTCCCAGACGAGTTGGCCGATACGGCCACTGGTTTCTACTTGGTAGTGCGCGGAGGCGGGTCGGGTTTTCCATACGTTCCAGCATCCTTGTATGGAAAGGTTTCCATCGTTGTGGTGCAGGATTATTTTGTTGATGGATCGGCCTTGTCTGCCTTTGGTGAAGTGTTTGTTCATCAAAAGGTTCAGGTCAGCTTCTAGAGTGTTCCAGTTCTTCATTTTGGGTTCTCCTTTTCTTTTTTTGGTTGGTTTAAACTGAAATTAAGCAAAATGACAGAGGAAGAGCGGAAGTGTCTGAAACAGATTGCGAGGAAATCGGACTTGCTGAAAAATCCAAACCCGCGGCGGGAGCGGAAGTAAGCAAAGAGTGTAGGCGGTGTTGTATGAGTGAAGATAATATCTGAATTAAAAAAGGAAGGGGGATAAACAAAAGCATGGGTTTATTCGGACTGTTTGGAAGAAAAAAAAGAAGTTGAATTGAATAAAATAAAAGATGATAATAAAGAAAAATTCTTAAGAGAACCTAATGATAATGAAGAAGGAATCTTGCAGTTTGAAAATCTGAATTTTAAACTTGCAGTAATTCAAGTTTTGATGTATGACTTGAATTTGTTAAAACCTTGTTTTGATATTTATGATTTTGCTGATGACCATAAAGAACTAGAGATAGATACAGATAGCTATACTGTAATTGAACCAGCACTAAATTTTTTTATAAAATTGTCTATTCCAATGGAATTTGCACAGTATGTAGAAAAAATCTACATGGATGGTGGGAATGAAGTGTATATGAATATAATTCCACAATGGGATGGAGAAGATGAATGCTTTGATTTAAATAACATAACTTCCTCAGAAATAAGACAATTTCCAAATCTTAAGGAAGCAACAATAATGAGCAGTAATTTTGATAAAGTAAAAGAAATCTTTGAGGCTGAAAATATTGATGTAGAATTGCTTTAAATTAGTTCTTCTATCAAACCTCCAGTTTGTAGAACTCAGTAAAACAAATTCCAGCTTATCGGGGGAGATAGCAAAGGCAGCCGAGCCAGTCAACGGTCAGATGAAGCGACAGCCCCCGTTGACAGCTCCGCACGCCTTTGCTGATAGGCAATCAAGGCGGGAAAGCCCTAAAACGGCTTCCCGCCCATTTCAAAATTTAGAAAAATTTGGTTATGGAGGGAGTTGCAATGTGTGACTACTGTCGTAATATTCAGAAATGGAAGAGATTTAACGCACCGAAAGATTATCTGGCGTGTATCGAATACATCCAACAGCTTGTGACAAATGGCGGTTTTGAACTGCTTGAGGAAGAATCCACTTGCCCTCTTAATCAGGTAAAGACCGAAGATGGATGGGCGGATGAAATTATGGTTCACATGGTACGGTGCAAACACTGTGGACAAGTCTTTACCTGTGTTGTCAACACTTATCGTGGTAGTGGTTCTTTCAAAAAGGGTAAAGGTTGACAAGTACGCTTGCTTATCAAAATGGTTCGGGACATTTTGTCCCGAAGTTCGACGTTGGACGAGGGCCGGGGGCTTTCATATACGCTCTGTCTACTAACGAAACCAGTCCTGCGCTTGCGGCTCCACGCCACACAATCACAGTCCTGTTTTCAGTGTTCATTGAGATACCTCGCCAGTTTCTTCTCCAGCAGTTCTGTCATATCATTGCAGAGGCGCCTTACCTTGTCCTGCTCATGGGCGTAGTACCAGATGGTATCCTCTCCGAGGCGGAGCAGGAGCTGGTCGCCGTCCGCTTCTTTCCAGAACTCGCCCAGCAAACAATACCGCTCTCCATGGATGGTCAGATCAAACATCCCAGAAAGGGTAAGAATCACGCCAGTGGATACATTGATGCCTGCGGTCAGCAGGAAAAACTCCCGCACCTGGGACGGGAGCGTGAAGTCCAGCACGCTTTCTTGATACCTGATCTGTTCCTCCGCGGCGGCAGGCTGGATTTTATCCGTGGGGTCCAGCACCTTTGCCAATGCCTTGCAAAACTTGGGGTATTGGCCAAATAGTTCTGGATGGCTGGCCTTGAATTCCTTTTGCTTTTCCCGCTGCACCCGCTCCTGTTCCTTGCAGAAAGCGTCCAGCTCGGCCAGATACCGCTCCTGGTAGAGATTGCTGGCTTCAAATGCTATGCCGCTCTTTTCCAGAATGGCGATGGCTCCCTTTTGGCTGCCAAACACCGGGACCCACTGAAAGCCGTGTCGGCAGGGCTTCAGTTTCAGGAATTCACCCCGACTCAGCAGGGCTTCCAGTTCCGGCTCATGCTCGTCCCACCAGTTCCGCCAACTTTCCGGTGTTTCCCGGCCTTCGACCAGGTCCAGAAGCTTTACTGTCAGGTTTTTTTGGTCCATAAGATCTTCCTCCGTTCCAGAGGACGCGGGAATCCCATCAATCCCACCAGAGATACCAGACAGTGGACTGCCGCAGCACATCCGCCAGCGCGCCCACAGTGGCGTCCTCCGGCCCCTGGTCGATCACATCCGGGCAGAAACTGTACAGCTCCACTGCTGAATCCACAGCCTTCTCCTTGGGAACGGGGGCCGGGAGCAGGAACTCCAGTTCGTCGTGGCTCATGGCGGCAGGCACCGCGCCGTGCTGCTCGAACCAGTATTTGGCCGCTGCCATCAGCTGGGGTGTGTCAGGACAGTCGTTCCAGTTTCCGAAGGGCAGGTAGGCAAAGATCTCCCAGGGGTTCTTGACCGGGATTTTCGCCAGAATGAGAGGGTAGGTCATATCAGTGTCGGAATCCCAGTAGCAGGAAAAACGGTTATTCTCATAGCCGCCTTCCATCTCTCCGAGGATTTCCTCATCCCAGTCCATATCGTCATCCTTGGCTTCTTCCTTGCGCTGGCCGGTCAATTCCTGCAAAACCGCCTTTCCGTCTTTGAAGGAGGTGGAGAGCATCTTCTTCCGGTACTCCGTTACAGTTTTGAGGTCAAATTCGTAAATGTCTGCATCATTCTTCGGGTCGGCGTTCATCATCAGACACTCAAGTAGCGTTTCGTCATCCGCCTTGATGAGTACCGGCACAAAGCCTTCTTTGACACTTTCCCGTTTGGCATAGCTGTATGCCGACATGATGGGATCATCGTCCTTCATAGAGGGGGAATAGGTGCATTCACAGTCCAGATACTCCATCAACGCCTCAGCCAGTTCAGAGGGCTCCAGTGTGTCCTCGTCGAAGTCCTGTCCCTGCCAGTTGGTGAAGCGTTCCTCGATCACCTTTGCCATGGCCTGGTAGTAGTCCTCGTCAAAGGGGATGAACAGGTAGGCTTCATCTTGGAACTCATTGGAGTGATACCGTTCCGGGCCGAAGAAGCGGAGGGCGTTGTCATCAACATCGGCAGGATAGTAGGGGCTGTCGCCCCCTCCATAGTAATTGCCTGCAAAAGCACGACCTCTCTGATCGAATAGCACAGAGAACAAGCAGCCGTCCAACTCATTCTGGATGAATGCCCGCAGGTCCACACTGGCAGGGTCGGCTTTGACCTGTTTGGCCACTTCGCCGTATTCTTTCAGGAATTCCTCGCCCATCAAATCATGCTCCATACACCAACGCAAGTAGATGGCCATATGGTTGTAGGCATTGATGGGGTCAATGGGCAGACCCTTCTCCTCAATGCTCTCGATATGATAGGAGGCATCGTCCATCTCACCGTCAAAGTCATCATTGGAAAGGGTGCTACGAGTGATAGCATCCTGACGGTCAGGATCCACCACAAAGCTGATGCCGTTCATTTTGTCCAGCAGGGCATCCGCGTCATGAGCCAGTATTTTTTGATATACATCCGTCACGCCTCCTTTTATTCCGGTCACTCATCTCCGTCACAACGGCTGTTGAAGTCATAGTGAGGGCTCTCAAAATAGTCGTTGGGATAGGATTCACCGTCCTGATGAAGCTCCAGCCCCTCCAGTATCATCTCATTGATATATGCAAGGGTATCGTGGATACCCGCAATATTTCCAAAGGGGTAAGCCCCCTTTGTAAACCCCGGACAACAAAACAGGCTGAATATCTCTCACTTTCCCGGTGCTTGATACTCAGCCTTTATTTGTTGTCAGCAGCCCCCGTTTCGTGGTCTGCGTGTAGTTCCTTGTAAACTGACTTAGCCAGTTGCCAAGATAAAAAGTGCGATCAGGTAGATAAGCGGGGTCATTATCCATGAAAGGAATAAGGCGAAAAGGAGCCAGATCCCGGCGATAAGTAGCGTTAAGACTGCTAGGAGCGCCAAGAATTTAAGGAATGTTTTCATGCATATTTTCATGGTTTTTCTGTTTCGTCGGGGAGGGCGTGTTGGGGCAGATATTTGCCCGGGTTAATCTGGCCTGCGTGGGGGATGGGCGGGGAGTAGTTATCTGGACTGCTCGCCCGAGCAGGTGGTGTTGAACTGGTTTTTAAGGCGGGCTGGTTTTGACCGGTTTGCTTGATTGTGTCTAATGCTTGTTTTAGTCCGCCCGGGATCGGCAGGCCCAGTAGCCCAGCGTTTTCGAGGATGGAGATGCCCTCGTTGGATAGGTAGAAGAAGATGGTGGCGGTGCGTAGCACTCCGGGGGTACCGAGAACATGCACATCCAATAAGTGGGCGAGGCCGATGAGGGCGAAGATTATGATTTTGCGGGCGATACCGCGAAACCCTACCGAGCTCGATAGTTTGTGGGCGTTAATAGCGGCTAGTACTCCGGTGGCGTAGTCGATGATGGTGAAGGCTACGATGGCGTAGAGCAGGGAATCAGTTCCACCGAGAAAGGCTCCCAGCCAAGCACCTACAGCGGTGATGACGCCTTGGATAGTGACCCAGATAGATTTAATGGACATGTCGAGTGGTTCCTTTCAAAAAGACACAGAAAAACGCCCGACACAGGGTGTAGGGCGCATAAAAAATGCCCACCAAAACTGGCAGGCGTAAGTAGCTGGAGACTATAACCTTTGAGGTTATAGGTCTGGCAGATTGGGGTTGGTAAGCACTTCTAAAATCGGCATTCTTAGATCGAGGTGCGCTTCACGCGGGCGAGCCGCCTCACCTGATTTCTCGTCGGTAGGTTGTGCTGGTGGTGCTGGTGTGGGATCAGAGGGAATAGAAACAATCGGTTCTTCACTCATCGTCAGTCTCCTTGGCTAGTGCGTCAGCGACGGCGTCGTAAAGCACGTCGAAGGCCTCCGCTGCTTCTCCCGATAGTTCACCGTCATAGCCATCAAGCAGAGTTTTAATATCGGTTAGGTGACGGCTGTATGTGGGCCCGGAAACCTCGACGACAGACTCAAAAAGTTCACTCCTAGCCGCTAAAAATTCTTGCGCTTTTTCCGGGGTTGCGAGATTGAATGTTCCATCGGTATTGATGATGGGCTTGCCAGCATCGTCGAGGGTCGCGTATTGGCTGATTAGTTCGTATTCGTCGACCCCGAAGCGCGTAGAAGCTTCACGTACCAAATGTAGCAGTTTGGTGCGCGCACGTGAGGCGGCTGGCTTCAGCGACATGCCAGCCAGCAGTTCGGTGACTGCGGCGAGCTGATCATTGGGAAGAAGAATTTTCATGTTGGTTTCCTTTTATGCGAGATTGGTGGACATTTTCTGGTAGCCGGTGTTGTCGAAATAGGTCCAGGAGATGGAGCCATCAGCGCGGGAGGTGATTTTAGAAATCCAGCCTTGGTTCAAGAGCCCAAGTATTCCGTTAACGCGGTTCATCAAATCCCCAACACGGTCGAATAATCTCGTCATGTTGTAGAACGAGCCGTTGGTAACGACCATGACGTCGTAGGTATGAAACACAACCTTCGACAATGCGGTTGGCTCCACCCAGTCCGGATGCGTACCACGCCCCTGCAAAGACACGTCCTGCAAGGTGACATAGCGGTTTGCTTTGGTGTAGAACTTGTAACCGTTTGTGCGCAGATCAGAACCTAAATGGATGCCGGCTGAACCGTAGAACTTGCCTTTAGGATCCAGTGTCAAGCACGTGTAGAAGGTACCGTTCGCTTGTGTTTGGTATGTCCATGCCACGTAGTCGCCTTGGTTGGCTAGTGACATAGAGATGCCTTGAATGTTTTCGTTGTTCTTTTTGCCACCACGCGACAGCTCACCGACGTAACGCTCGCCATACCAAAACTGCATACCCCGAGAACTAATTGTTCCCTCCAACCGGGAACCGTTATACCAAGAGATTTGAGTGGGGTTGATGCGAATATTCTGATTCCACCCCGCCAATCCAACCTGGATCGCGTTAGCCGCGAGTTTATCGGCGCTAATAGAGCCTGCCTGAATCCTGGCAGCGTTCAAATACCCAGTGGTGATCTTGCTGGCATCTATGTAAGCAATCTTCGCCGAGGTTATAGCAGCGTCGCGGATCATCGCTGTTTGGATGTATCCGTTAGCAATCGTGAGCTTATCGCTAGTGATGCTCCCGGCGGCGATCCTGCTAGCTGCTAGGGTTCCGGTGGTTATTTTATCTGCGGATAGCTGAGAGATTTTAGCGTTAGTGATAGCCGCATCGGCAATCATTGCGGTACCGATTACGGCGTCATCGATTGAGGTTTGCCCACTGATGTGTACTTTTGCTGCATCAATCAGCACGGTTTCATTCGACAGATTGATTTGGGTAATAATCTCGGCTCTTTTAACTCTCAGGTTCACGTTGTCTGAAACCATCGTCAAGGAGGCGTTAATGTTTTTGGTTTCATCTGCTACCTGCACTTTGAACGCTTCTAGAGCATTTTGGGTATTGGTTGCATCCTTGAGAGCTTTTTCGGCTTGAGCTTTTGCATTTGCTGTATCGGTACTGGTTTTTACTAGCTCGCTTTGGGTTTGTTTAAGGCTTGCTTGGACTTGCTCAACGCTAGCGTTTGCTTGCGCGATCTGGGTTTTAGCTGCTTGCAGGTTCGCCGCCAGTTCGGCCGCGTTCAAATCGGTGGCAAGACTTATCCATCCGGGCTGACCAGTATCGGTGGCCTTATATATCCAGATTCCTACTTGCTCACCATTGTCTTTAAACCACACGTCACCAAGGCGCGCGGTTGTCGGTTGGGTGGTGCCGTAGTGGTTGGTGTTCTTCCCATCAGCCGACGCCAGAGCCACACCAGCCAGCGCCCCAGCCTGGGCAGCCTCAGTGCGAGCGGTGCTAATAGTGTGGGTGATGTCAGTGAATTTTCCTGCAGTACTGCCAAGTTCGATGCTGATGTATTCGCCTGCGAGTGGATCGTAGTCATAGGCAATAGCCCTGGCGGTGAGTGCGACGTTGAGGTTATCGTGGCGGACGGTTACTGTGTCGCCGAGGGCTACGGTTTCGAGGTCACGAAAGCCCTCATATTCTTTCGTCGAAGCCAGATCCACGAACGAGATCTTGTAGGCGCAATGCGGTTGGTCGACATGACGGGTCGCGTATTCTGCTTTAGCTAGCTGGCGTAGCTTTTCGTATGCCTGCGTCAAGGGTAGTTCGTCCTCACGCGGCTTCTCCGCATCCTTGATCGCCTTAACAGACCCATACCGGATCACCTTGATACGCGGAGCAATGTAGTCACCGATTCGTGGGGAATCTACATACAGTTCCGGCAGTAACAACCCGTCATAACCGACCGGCAGAATCCGGGTCACCACAGTTGTGTAATCCAGTGCCGACTCATAACCTGTGAGGTTTTTACGATCCCTGATCACCACACCATGGTCTTTACCGCGCCTATGCGTGTGGTGGATGTGCCAGTTATCGAAGGCCAGTTCGCCGCCCCACCGCGAGACAAAAGAGTTTTCTGCCTTGGTATCTAGGATTGCGGCGGCTAGAGACTGACGCACGATACGAGCCGAAGCACGAGTGCTGGTGTCGGAGCTAGATGCTGTAAACCCGTGCTTGCTATTAGCAGCATCAAGAAGCTGCTTTAGCGCATCAGCAGCCGTCTTGTTGACGACATAGGTGTCGGCGATCAGGTTTGCTGCCAGGTCATAAAACACGTGATGCGCGGTGATTTCTAGTAGCCCGTCCAGGGTGGTGGTTATCTCGGTGATGCGGAAACCCTGACGAGACTGTATGCCAGGCGCCGGTGTTGCGACGATATTCTCCAACACCAGATGTTGGGCGGCCGGGCCGTCTGCCGGATAGTTAAACCTCAGCGTGAAGCCCCCGTTTAGTTCCTCTGTCGCAACCGGATCAATGATCTCGCGGTCGAGAACAGCCAAACCAGTGGCGGTAAAAGTCTGGGCGGCGCGGTTGTGGACGCTAATCATCAATAGGCCTTTCTGCTATAGGGTGCGCCAGTTGGGCTGCACCACAATCTTCGAGACCCCAGCACCGAACTCGATTTGGTTAGTACCAGGTTGCAGTTGTGGGAAGGCACCGGTTAGGGCGTCGCTTTGGGCTTTACCAGCCACGTGCCCCACCAACCGGGCACTATCGAGGGTCACCTGTCCAGCTGGGGATGCCACCACATGCTTGGTGCTGTTGATCGTCAACTCCAACTGTCCGGTACCAAACACAGTGATGACCGGATCAGCAGGCAACAATCCGGGATTCAGTAGGGTTCCGGAAGCATTGAGCGTGGCCGATTTCAGGCCGGCATCCAAATAGGTAAACGGGGCACATGTCAGATCTGCCTGGAACATGTTCCAAGAACCCATCTCACGGGCAAGTGGCGACACCTCGACGTGCTTGATGTAGCGGAACAATCCTGGCTCGCCACTAAACGAAATCGCCGAAGCATCCATCAATACAAAACATGCTTGCCGATAAGCCTCCACGCCACTCTGGACTGCTAGTGGCAGGGTGATTTCGGTGTCGGCCCAGCCAGTAAACCGAGTCAAAGAACCGGCCCTACCGCTCACCTTGATATCGTCTACCCGCCGTGTGGCGGCTGGGATCTCTACGGGTGCGGTGAACCGCAAACCCAACTGTTTCGAGGAGATCTTATGGTCGAGAGTAAACCCATACATCGCCTCACGCTCCCGCCATGATTAGGTTGTTGCGTCTTGATAGCCGCGAGAGCTGAGCATCGATGCGCGGAGCCAGCTTGCCGACGAGTGTCCCATCATTGAGCACCACCTGAACATCCAAGGCACCGAGAATCCGCCTCGCAGTGGTATCAACGATGCCCTCCACATCCACCGGCGAAGTCTTATTTGGTGATGGGCTGACATCGGAGTGTCGAATGACTGCTGGTGCCAGATCTACATTCGGTAGGTGCAAGTCCGTGTCGTTGATGTTGATTGGCACATCAATGCCACTGCTAAGTTCGCTTACTGCATCGAGGGTGTCTTTGGCCATGTCGGTGGCCGCCTCTGCTGCCTTATGGCCCTCACTGGTGATTGCTCCGGCCAGGCCTGCTACGAGCATGTCACCGACCCACGCCATTTGTTTGGAGGGGCTGTGGATGCCGAAGAATCCGAGGATCCCATCCCAAATGCTAGATACCCAGCTAGAAACCCTGTCCCACAACCACCCGGCCAGCGATTGGATGCCCTGCCACAAACCAGACACCAGGGAGGCACCAGCATTGATCATCTGGCCCACACCACCAAGCACCGCAGAAACAATGCCCGAAATGATCTGTGGGATGGCGGAGACAATCGTGCCAATAATCTGCGGTAGCGCACCAATCAGTGCTGTTAGTAGCTGGATACCGGCCTGCACTAACTGCGGGATAGCTCCACCGATAGCCGATACCACAGCAGAAATAATCTGCGGTAAGGCCGCGACAATCGTGGTGATGATCTGAGGTAAGGCACCGATCAGCGCGACAAACAGTTGAATACCAGCCTGAATCAGTTGCGGGATAGCACCGAGCACGCCGTTGATGATGGCTGTGATGATTTGCGGCAGGGCTGCCACTATTGCAGTGATGATTTCTGGCAGCGCGCTTACGAGGCTGGTGAGTAATTGGATGCCGGTTTGGATGATCTGTGGGATAGCACCCACAAGGAAATCCACCAGCCCCTGAATAATCTGCGGCAAAGCATCAATCAACACCGGTATCGCTGCGATCAGGCCCTCAGCCAGGCCCGTGATCAACTGCAGCGCGGCGTCCAGGATCAAGGGTAGGTTGTCGACGAGGCCTTGGATCATGGTGGTCAACATCTCGACCGCCGCCGGAATCAACTGCGGCAGCGCCTCACCAATACCGGCTACCAGCGTAGTAATCATCTGCACCGCAGCCTCAAGCAGCGAAGGTAGGGCTTCAATGATCGCCTCTACAAGTGCCACGATTAGGGTTACGGCGGTTTCTGCCAGGGACGGCAGCACCGCAATAATCCCATCAAGCAGGCTGGTCAGTATTGTCATGCCGGTCTCAACTACTTGTGGGAGTTGTTCGGCGATAAATGCCAGTGCTTCTTTCAGGATCCCGCCGAAGGTGTCGATCAGGGCTGGTGCCCCGCCGGTCTCGAAGGCTTCTGTGAGTTCGTCGACCCAGCCGTTAACCATCGGCATCACCGTGCTAGCAAGAGCCGTCGTGAGCCCACCAGCCAACAGGCCCTTCAAATTAGCCACACCATCTTGCAAGGTGGCGAGCTGACCGGAGAAAGTTTTGGATTGGGCATCCATCGCCCCATAAAACCGCCCACCCTCAGATGTAGCGGAAGCGAACGCATCAGCCACCATATCGGCAGATATAGCGCCTTTACCCATCTCCTCCTTGAGCTCGCCGATACTCTTGCCGGTCTTGCGGCTGATCTCTTCGAGCGGGTTGAAACCGGCGTTAATCATCTGGTTCAAATCTTGACCGGTCAGCTTGCCCGTGCTGCTCATTTGGGCGAACGCGAGCGTCAAAGACTCGAACTTTTGGGCATCACCCTGGCTGATATCGCCGAGCTGCTTGAGCCTGATTTGGGACTCCTCGGCACTCATCCCGAAACCCATCAGAGTCTGGGTGCCCTTAGCCAGATCCTCCATACCAAACGGTGTGCGAGCGGCCTCCAGCTTGAGGTCGTTGACGAGTTTCTGGGCCTTCGCCAGATCACCCAGCATGGTGGTAAACGATGTGGTGTATTGCTCCATCCGGGCGTTGTACTCAACCCCGTCTTTCATTGCCGCCCCGAAGCCTTTAGCGATACCTGCGATGGCGTGCCCGATAGCCTTAACCCCACCAACGATTGCCTCGGCTGCAATGTTGGCTTTCAACACGTCACCGAAGATGCGGGTCTTGCCCGACGTGTCATCCATCTCGGAACCCAGATCATCAACAGCACTCTCAAGATGGCTAGTGTCCTTGGCGGCATCTTTCGCGTCATCACCTGCGCCGTCAGCCTCATCTCCGAACTTCGCTAATGCCGCATTGTTTTCTTTGAGTTCGCCTTCTAGGCCGTTGAGGGTGGCTTGGGCATTGTTGAGCTGGATCTGCCAATTCTTCGTGCGCGAATCATTCTCCCCAAACGAAGAAGCAGCATTCTCCAACGCACTTCTCAGGGTTTCGACCTTGGAACGCTGAGCCTCAATCTCACGCCCCAGCACTTGGTTGCGGGCGGTCAGTGCTGCAGCAGATTGGTCATTCTTTTCGAACTGGGAAGCGACCAGCTTCATCTCGGAGCCGAGTACCCGCATTTCGCGGTTGATGTCGGTGATCGCGCGTTTAAACTCCCGCTCACCCTCCAAACCAATCTTGAGGCCAAAAGACGAGTCGGCCATGAGAGGTGTTTCCCTTCTTGACTCATGTAGCTTTTAGGCTACACTTAGGTGTGTGGAGATTATTTCCAGTAGCTTGTTTGACGCTTGGTTAGGTGAGCTGAAAGACAAACATGCTCAGCGGCGCATTTTGCATGCAATAGCCCGATGCGAAGCACACGGAACAATGATTGGAGACATCAAACCCGTTGGCGAGAAAGTTAACGAGATGAGATTTCATTTCGGGCCCGGCTACCGGGTGTACTACACCCAACTAGGCGCAGTAACGGTTTTCCTGCTGACCGGAGGAGATAAATCCAGCCAGGCTAAAGATATTCGAACCGCTCAAAAGCTCGCACAACAGGTAAGGGAGGAACAGTCATGAAGGAAGTAACATTTTCAGCGTTCGACGCAAGCAAATATCTCGATAGCCAAGAAGCAATGAACGATTACCTAGCTATCGCACTCGAAGACGGCGATACGAAAACCGTACAGGTGGTTTTGCGTGACATTGCAAGGGCACATGGCATGAGCCAGCTAGCTAAAGAAACTCAACTCAACCGTGAATCCCTCTACAAGTCACTATCAAAAGACGGCAACCCGTCCTTTGCGGCTATCACGAAAATCATGAAAGCCCTAGGACTCAAAATAACTCTCGCTACACAAAATGCCTAGATACCTGCTGGAATCACATCATCAATAAACCAAACACGCCTCTGCTCAGCCCGTCCGGTCTCTATGCGCCAGCAGTCCACCAGGTCGAGTAGCTCACCAAATACAGTCAGCTCTATTTCGGTGCGGGTGAGGTTGAGGTGGGCTATGCCGATATAGGTCAGGCGGGTGAAGGCCGCCTCATCGCTGTCTAGGACTCTGCCTTGGTTTAGTCTTTTGGGGCTGGTGTCTCGGTGGTGATAGCCCGACGAGTGCCCTTCTGCAGAGCCTGGCTGATGGCGGTTCGGTAGTCGGCCAGGTCAGCTGGAACAGTCAGCAACTCCACCGCATCCTCAGTAAGCTCAGGTCTCTGATCATCGGGATGCGTGAGGTTGTGAATCTGTACTGACTGGTTTGCTAGTAGTGTGATTAGCCAGATCACCTCACCCAACGACTTGTCCACATCTTCCGATGTTTCGAGAGCTTCGCCTAGATGTTCGAGTCCGCCGTAGCGCTGCGCAATCAACCGAGTCGCACGCGTTGTCAAAACCAGCTCGTAATCCTCGCCACCTATAGTGATGGTGGCCCTGCGGGACGAATCAACGGTATTGATGGCTGCGGTTTTCTTTCCCACGATTACTGTCTCCCTTTTCTTTTAGTGGCTGTTGATTCGGCTAGGCGTGGAGGCTGCGGCGGGTTCGTAGACCTGCTTGTACCAGCCAGTGATCGTCTCTGCCTTGACTCCGGCTGCGCCTTCGGTGACCTCGGCCTTCCACGGATGACGACCTTGCGTGTCGGGCTTGTTACGGCGCAGGATCGTGCCCTCAATCGACGGAGTACTGAAGGTAATGCTGTCGGCCTTGGTAGCTAGGGTCGTGGTTGGGAGGGCGAATTTGACGCGGTAGAGCCAGAAGTACTGGTATTTTCCGTTACTACGTGCCGCTCGAAAACCGATGGCTACTGGTGTACCGCCATCCTCGCTAGCGCTAATGAGCACGCCGTTGGCATCCAAGGTGGCTCCGGTGAGTGCTGCGGCGGCTTCTGCACCAAGATCATCGACACCTAGGGTGAGCGTTCCGGACTTGAATTCTTTAACGATCTCGGATGCCCCGTCGTCGGCGTAAAGGATTGCCTCGGCAACCTCCACGGAGAGTTCAGCGCTGATGGCTTTGGCGAGGGATTTCGGGGTGGCATAGGTTTCCTCACCAGTGGTGGGGTCTTCGGTGATAGTGGCGTAGTAAAGCTTGTCTAAACCAATAGTGGCCATGAGTATTCTTCTCCTTCAGAGTTAATAGGGATGGTAGGTAGCAACGTCGATGGAATAATGGTGAAAGCCGGTGTCTGCCTCGAATCCGACATAGCGGCGGGCAGTAACAGTCAATCCGGCATCAATGAGTGCGCGGGTGAGCTGGTTACGCATAGCCAGGTAGTTCGTCTTCGTGAAAAGGCTGATTCTGGCTTCTTCGATCTCGACGCCAGGAGTGTTGTCGGCGAACACCTCCAACGAATCTGTCAGTGGTGTGAACACCAGATAAGTGTCTGGGGCTGGGGAATCGGTGTAGCAGCTGACTGCATAGGCGAGCCCAAGTTGTTTAGCGATGTGGCTTAGGTTTTCTAAAAGCCCGCTCATGGTTTCACCTGTTCGATTCGCGCGGCTAGGGTTTGTTTCATTGCGGTGATTGCGGCTCGCCTGGTTTGTGAACGCGTGGGAGCTAGAAACGGGCGAGCTGGTTGATTGCTTCTTCCGTGTTCGAGGACGTTAGCGATTAGTGCGTTAGCTCTACCATCGTCTCGGTTCTCGGCGAAACCAACTTTGACGTTGTAGTCTCCTCGGCTATTGACTTTTACTGGCGCGGTTCCTAGCGCTTTGGCGAGCTGACCGGTAGAGCGGGAGGGCTGTTTCGTTGAGCTGCCGATGGCGGCAGAAAGGTTAGAGCGCATACGCGGCTCCACTATGTTAGCCCCGGCTTTAAGCACTTGCTCAGCGGAGTTATCAATGAGGCTGCTGGCTGAGTCGAGTGCGTCAATGAAATCGTTGGGAAGCTTGATTTGTACGCGAGCCATCAGGGTGCTCCTTCTGCTTCGGTGCGGTGAGCCAAAATCTCGATATAGCGGCCGAGGTATTCGACAGCATCAATAACGTACCTGCCACGTGCGGAGCTGATTTGCATCGCCTCGGTTATTTTTATGCCGGGTATTGCTCGGATCCTAAATAACAGGTCTGCTTTGGTGTAGGCGGCGCGGTTGACCCACGCACCACTGGCGTGCCGCACTTCCATATATGCGCGCACCGAAGCTATAACCTCGTCACCAGTAGTGGCGAACCCGGCAGCGTCCTTCGTAACCACTGGTGCTATCAGGTCGATGTGGTGTCTCATTCTCCCAAGCGAGGCCATAACGGTTCTCCTTAGATTTTCCAGTCCCGATCCAGGCGAAGCAGGGTGTTGACTGCGTTCCACACGGCGCGGGCAGCATCGGTTTTGTCTGCCCAAAACCCGCCGGTTGCTCCATCTCTGGATTCGTAGAAATGGGTGGCGAGCATGATAATGCCTTGCCGGGTTGCCTGCGACATGGGCTCCGTTTGGTAGTAGCCCTCGGGTAGATGTTGGTAAGCGGTTGCATAGGAGATGGCAGCCAAAACAAACGAGGCAATCAAAGAATCATCCTCGCTATGGTCGACCAATAGATTCTGCTTGACTAAGGCCATGAGTTCGTCTGTTTTCATGGCTGCCACCTCCTAACTATTTTTCTGGTTTACCCGGCGGTCTTTTGGGTAAGAACCTTGATCGCTTCGGGCAAGACGAGCTTGCCGTCTAGGCGTTGGGAGGCGAGGAACCCGATCTGCCCGGTGGTTGCAAATAGCTCGTTTAGGCGTTTGAAGGAGCGGCCTTGCCGGTCAGCAATCCAATAAAAACCGAGGTCACCGAACGCTACTGTGCGCGCCCCCGCTTTTAGCTCAGGTGCAAAAACACTGGTGTAGACGGGTCGGCCAAGGATCATGTCTGGAGTCCCAGCAGTCAGGGCTGGCTGCCACAGGTACTGCCCGTTACCGTCCTTCAACTTCCGGACGGTTTTGACGGTTGCATCGTTCATCAGCCACACCGCACGCGCCCGGTAGGGGGAGCGCAAACTATAGTGCAGATCGATGAGTTCATCAGCGCTAATGTCGGCAGGCTTGGCGCTGGTCACGCCTAAGTCTGCTCCGCCGGTTGGGTTGAAGATGCCGGTGGGTTTACCTTTACCATCGCCAACCAGGAAGGCTTCTTCTTCAGCAGCTCCAATACGGCGAGCAAACTCGCTGGCTAGGTATTGTTCAACGTTAAACGCTGCATCGTTGAGCAGTTCTTCGCTGATTTTGAGGAAGGTACCCAGCTTGAACGCCGACAGGGAGATTTGGGTGAAGGCTTCATCGGATTCGCTATATGGTTTGCCTTCATCCAGCCAGGTAGCGGTGCCATGGGTAGACACGACAGGAATTTTACGATCCCCGCTAGTGGTCTGAATAACCTTGGCGAGGCTTCGCATGACGTTTTGGTCAGCTAAAGACTGCACTAGGGTGCGTTCGAACTCGTCAGGCACTAGGTATCCGCCCTCAGAATCCACCCCCTCACTTAGCGCATTCCTTACTTCCATAGGTGAGGTGTTAAGCCGCATCGCATCCCAAAACGCCCGCTTGTAAGAAGCTGTAGCACGGGCAGGCTTGACCTTACTATCTTCGCCCATGCCGCTTCCAGGAGCGGAAGTGATGGGATTACAGGTTGCCTTGGCAAGAGTGCTTTCTAGACGTTCGGCCCGCTCGGATCGAGCAATCTCTCCGCTAAGCGCCTCAATCTCAGCCTCCATTTTGGCGTAGGCCGCGTCATCTTCGGCGTTTAGACAGCCAGTCTCGCTATCGCGCCGCTCATCTAGAAACTTCTTAGCCTTATTCCAGGTTTGGGCACGCCGGGTATACAAATCAGTAACAGTAGTCATAATGGAATATTTCCTCTCTTAGTTAATGGGGTTGGTTGGTTAAATGGGCGTATAAATCAACAACCCGCCGACCACAAGAGGCAGCGGGCTTTAAACAAGGATGCTCACTTACAGGAGGCGGCGACCCGGGAGGGGCAGCACTTTTACCGTGCATAGCTAGTTGGGCAACAAGTTGTTGCTCTGAAACCTTTCTGGAAAACACCACGCCGCGCTCATTTTTCGCTCGCCCCGGTACTTTCTTGCTCACCGATTCTTCATCCTCGCCATCACCAGGATCATCATCCTTGTCGGGATTTGTCTTGGTGGGCTCGTCGTCTTTGTCTGGAGCAGGAGCCTGTTTACTGGTGAGGATTTCATTTGCGAACCCCAAGTCGATAGCAGCTGTTGCGTCCATCCATGTCTCCATATCCATGAGCTTGGAAAGTTTCGCCCGGGACAGCCCGGTTTTTAGCTGGTAGGCGTTGATAATCGAGTCTTTGACCGATTCGAGCATGTCGAGGGCACGCGACAGCTCGGTTTTATCACCCATAGCGAGCGTGGCGGGATTATGGATCATGAGCATCGAAACCGGGCTCATTGCCACCGTGGACGCCGCCATAGCAATCACAGATGCCGCCGATGCCGCGATCCCGTCAATATTCACCGTGACTTTACCGGGATAATCCAGCAGCATGTTGTAGATACGAGCAGCTGCCACTACGTCACCGCCAGGCGAATTCAGCCAGATAGTGACCGGCCCAGACCCCGCGTTTAACTCGGAGGCAAAAACCGCTGGGGTTATGTCATCATCTAGCCATGATTCCTCAGCGATAACCCCGTTAATACGCAAAACCCTTTCACCCCCATCACTGTTCGGGCTGGTTTCCTGTGGGGTTAGCCAGTTCCAAAAACGCTTCACATTCTCCTCCTCAATAGTTGGTTCTCTCTAGGTTCTTTAGGCACTTCATCACCAGACTCGCCCTCTTCGGCTTGTTGAAAGTCGGCATAAGCCCCAGCCATAGGAAGCGGGAGCATGTTCCCGTTCACCAGGTAGAGATCCCCGCCATCGGCCGCCTCGATCCGGTCGAGATTTTCTAGCTCGCGGATATCGTTGGCGCTCATCCACCCGTTTTGACGAGCTACCGCGTATCCCTCCATACGCGACTGGTAATCCCCGCGCAGCAGCCCCTCGACATTGAACTTCACAAACAACTGCTGCTTTTCACGCGGGTTCAAGAGAGTTTTCGTGATGGCTTGTTCCCAGCGAATCACCCACGGGTCAAGGGTGTATTTCACGAACTCCAAAGACTGCTGTTCAATATTGCTGAAGCTAGATTTTTCCAGGTCACCGATCATGTGTGGCGGAATACGGAAAATCCGGGCGATCTCATTGAGCTGAAACTTCCGTGTTTCTAAAAATTGTGCCTGCTCCGGGCTTACCGATATCGGCGTGTATTTCATCCCCTCCTCAAGCACCGCAACTTTGTTGCCGTTACGAGCGCCACCGAAGGTTGCCTGCCAGGATTCGCGCACCCGAGAAGGATCCTTAATCGTGCCAGGATGCTCAAGTACACCGCCAGGAGCCGCACCATTAGCAAAAAATGAAGCACCGTAATCTTCGGTAGCCTGCGCGAGCCCGATAGCGTTTTTTGCCATCGCGATCGGAGAATATCCAACCAACCCATCGAAACCAAGACCTGGAACATGAAGCACATCGTTAGGGGTAAGACGGATGGTTTGGTACTCTCCTGCGGGTTCGTCCCAGCTGGTTTGGTATTCGTAATACAAAGCCTTGCTGTCCAGATCCCTGCCTACGCTCATCCGATTCGGTTGCAGCGGATACAGTCCAATGACTTCGCCGAGCCCGTTGCGCACTACCTGAGCGAACGCGTTACCCCACAACAACAAATGCGTCATGAGCGTTTCTCGGAAAACAAAGGACGTCATCTCGGGGTTAGGTTCATCGTGAAGCAGGCGGTACAAACCATGATCGACTGCTTTTTCCTTGCCGCCACCGTCCTTGTAACGGTAGACGTGCAGTGGTAGCCCGGCTATCGCTTCGGCCAGGATCCTCACGCACGAATACACGGCGGTCATTTGCATCGCGCTTCGCTCGGTCACCGGACGGCCAGAGGAAGTGGGTCCGAACAGGAACGAATACGACGAGCAAATGGTATGGTTCTCGGTTTGGCGGGGTTTGGGGCGTAGCCAGTTCAGGAATCCCATGTGTCCTTCTACTTTCGATTTAGAATGTTGGGGTGGATAAGGGGTTTCGGCAGGCGTGGCAGAGTGGCGAGTTGGTATTTCCTGCGGCTCCTTCTCAAATTGGCCAACGGTGGTTTCTACGTACGCCGGTGAATCCAGCGAATAGTCGAGACCTTGTGTTTATTGGGATTAACCCATCGAGTGCGACGCGATTTGCTGCTCAGAAACTGGGTGGTGATCCAACGACCGAAATGGTTCTGAAGTCTTTCCACGTCGGCGAAGATGGATCTCCGCTCGGTTGGCGTTCAATGACGATCCTGAACCTGCTCCCTTTGATTGGGCAGCCTCGTGATCTGCCTTATTGGGATAGCGATTCTGGCCGCCAGAAGATTCTGGATTCCATCGACATTACCCGTCAGATACTGAGAGTGATTCTCCCGAAATGCCACTGTGTTCATCTGATGTGGGGTAGCCCCAAGGACAAGAATTTCCCGTGGAAAAGCACAGTGCTCAAACAACTAATACCCGAGATCGACTCGCTTATTCCTGCCGATCACCAGGTTCAGGCGTACCTATCCAAGAGCGGACATCCACTGCATCCAGGGTTCGGCGGGCTTGCCCATTGGCGAGGCAAACAACCCCACGACGCATGCCACCTGCTACAACACCAGTAACCCGCGCTGATCGTAGACCGATCCTGTTGATGTTCCTGTGCCGCAGCGGATGGCCCGGTCGAGGGCCATGATGGTGGCGACGACGCCGTCGATCTTCTCCGTGGACTTTTGCTTATCTGGCTTAATGTTTCCAGCTGGGTCGGTGCGCACGTGAATGTTATCTACCATCCAGGCCAGCACTGGGTGCCCGCCATGGGCGAGCTTGCCTTCTAGGGCGAGTTTCATGAGTTCTTTGGATGGTGGGGACATGTCTTTAAATCCTTGCCCGAAAGGCACCACCGTGAAACCAGCATCCTCAAGGTTTTGGCTCATTTGGATCGCACCCCACCGGTCGAAAGCGATCTCTCGGATATTAAACCGGGTGCCAAGATCCTCAATGAACTTCTCGATATACCCATAGTGCACCACGTTGCCCTCAGTCGTGAGTAGGTGGCCTTGCTGATGCCATAGGTCGTAGGGCATGTGATCCCTAGAAACTCTGAGTTTGAGGTTGTCTTCGGGAATCCAAAACCAGGGCGCGACCGTGTATTTGTCATCGTCCCCGTAGGGTGGGAATACGAGAACAAAAGCTGTGATATCGGTGGTGGATGCCAGGTCAAGTCCGCCGTAACAAACACGGCCTTCTAACTCATCCAAGTGGACTGGGCCATCGTTCTTGTTCCAGGTATTCATAGGCATCCATCGCACAGACTGTTTGACCCACTGGTTCAAACGCAACTGTCTGAAGGTGTTTTCTTCAGCCGGATTCTGCCTGGCACTATTACAAGCGTCCCTTACTTTCTGGATTGGCACCGTCACGTCCAAGGATGGGTTGGCTTTATGCCACACGGCTTCATCGGTCCAATCATCATCTTGCGCTGCCCCATATATGACTGGATAAAAGGTGGGGTCGATCTTTTTGCCATCCAGGATGTCTTGGGCTTTTTGGTGTTGCTCGTAGCAGATGCTGTGGGTGTCGGTGCCGGCGGTTGTGATCAAGAAGTAAAGCGGCTGGGTGCGAGCATCCCCACTGCCTTTGGTCATCACGTCGAAGAGCGCCCGGTTGGGTTGGGTGTGTAGCTCATCGAATACCACTCCGGAAATATTGAATCCGTGTTTGGAATAGGCCTCGGCCGATAGTACCTGGTAGAAGGAATTGGTGGGGGAGTAGATGATACGTTTTTGGCTTCTAAGGATCTTTACCCGCTTGGCTAGTGGGGGACACATTCTCACCATGTCGGCTGCCACTTCGAACACGATGGATGCTTGTTGCCGATCGGCAGCACACCCATAAACTTCAGCGCGTTCCTCGCCATCGGCGCACGTGAGCAACAATGCGACGGCAGCAGCCAGCTCACTCTTGCCTTGCTTCTTCGGAATCTCCACATAAGCAGTCGTGAACTGGCGGTATCCATCGGCTTTGAGGGTGCCGAAAAGGTCGCGAATGATTTGTTCTTGCCAATCAATCAACTTAAAAGGTTTTCCTGCCCACCGGCCTTTCGTATGCTTTAAAGCTTCGATAAACGCGACTGCAAAGTCGGCTCGGCGTTTGTCATAGCGCGAGCTTTCAGCCATGAACCGTGTCGGTTGATATTCAGCTAGCTGACGCATACGAATCAGTTACCTTCTATTGGTTAAAAAGTCAGTTACTACCAGCGATAACAGGTACCCTCATACCCGGCGGGGCTAGGCTTCGGGCAGATTAGCTAACGCCCAGGCGATCGCATGTCCTGCGTCAGCGAAAAGGTGGTCTGACTTCGCGATGAGTTCGAGTTCGCATTCTCCGCGGCTCCTCGAGTTAGGCCCGAACCCGCTGACGGGTTCTTCCATCAACCGGTAGATTTGGGCGTTATTGCCAAATCCTTCAGTCTTGGTCCAGGTAGCAAAACTTGCTAGCGTGTAGTTCCCGTAGGCAAGAACCGTCCCGTAGGAATCAACGCGCATCTGGAGGGTTTCGCTGGTGACCTTTGTGCTGTTCATGGCTGGTGCCTTTCTGTTGTGTACCGTTTCGGTATGTATATACAGCCATAGACCCGCCTATTTATCCAGTCATTTTCCGCCTATTTTCAAGAAAACTTAGAGATGTACATCTCTAGGTCATAACGCTTCACGATAAAGGAAAACCCCACGCCAGGTGGGGTTGCGTGTGTGTTTAGTTTTAACGGGTCAGGTGGTAGTTGACAACGTTTCCTGGTGTAGCATGTTCAAGTTCACGCACCATCGCTGCTGCCCGCCCGTATCCCTCGGTGACTTGTTCGATGTTGTCTAGGTTCAACGCTCCGTAGGCGGTGGTTTGCACCCGCCATTGATCGGTTTCAAAGTCTCGGTCAAGCTCCGGGGTGTAGGGGAACAGCGGGGAAGGAACAATAGAAATCGCGACCCGGCCAGGTTCAATCTCAATGCTGGTGATGGTGTATCCCAACCGGTTAGCACGTCCGATAAGGCGTTCGGTGTTTTCTTCCTCGACGCTGCATTCAGCTTCTTTGGTGTTCATGGCTGTTTCCTTATGTGTTGTGTACCGTTTCGGTATGTATATACAGCCATAGACTTCGCTACTTATCCAGTCATTTTGCCGCCTATTTTGCCTAATAAATAGTGGTTTACATCTCTTGGTTAGTGTTTATTAGTGGCGGGGTTTTCCACGCAGAATCACCGCTTAATGGTGCAAGTAAGATCTTGCGTACTTCCTTATGTTCTTTACCAGAAAGTCCGATGCGGTAAAGCAGGGAGCGCAGTTCATACTTCTCATTCACCACCTTGTCACTCGCGGCGCGGTGGGTGGTGAGCCCGATGCGTTTCGCATATGCGACCATTTTGCTTAGGAACTCGGTGTATGCCGTGATCTTCTCGAACTCTGGCAGCTCATCCCACCAAGGAAAACTCAGCCCCTCGCTACTGGTGGTGATGTCGAGATGGCTCGCGCCGAGCGCTTTAGCGATCAAGTCTTTCTTGGCAGCGATAAGTTCATGCAGCCTTGCCAGCTCAGTCTCATCAAGCGTGGCGGGCAGGGTGACTAAGAGCCCGTAGTTTTCAGCCTTTTTGGTGTTCACCATTGCTCATCCTCCTCACCATCAAATTCGATGCTTTGAACGTCCATCCATGTGCGGATGAGGCGCAGGTAGTTGTCTGGAAAGTTGGAGACGATCATTTCTACGTGCTCGTAGCCGTGGTCTTTGGCCGCATTCCACACCGCACCAATATCGGTGAGGTCGACTCCGAGGTTTTCGATTTCTTCTAGATCGACATATAGCTGTCCCATCATCACCAAACCCTCTCTTTCTTGCTGGTTGTTTGGTCATGTACATACAGCCATAGGAGCGCGTACTTATCCAGTAATTTTTGCCTTAAAATCAAGGAGTTTTAGTGCTCTCGGCGACTATCTGGGAAAGCACGAGTTTGGCGCACGGCAAAGCTATCCCGTTTCCCCACAGCTTGTAGAGTGCCCGGTCGGACGCTGGATTAGCCAGCCATTTGCGTACTTGGTTGCGGGTTTTAGGTTTTTTCAATCCTTGCACCTTGGCCCAGCTAGCCCAGACCTGCCACCAATAATCCAGCACGTCTTCGCTCGGGTTCTCGATGGCGAGTCCGTCTGTCCAAGTATCAGGGAATCCTTGTAGGCGGGCGCATTCGGTGGGGGTTAAGCGTCTCACGCGGTATTTGGGCATGCCAGGGTCAGTGACCAGGGGCGGCTCAGTTGAGTCCGAAGCCAACAGAGCGCCAGCAATATTGACGTTGCCTCGGCAGAAGAAGTCTGCCTTCGAGGCGCTCACAACGTCGGGTTCGACGATGGCGATGCCGCCTTGGTTGCAGGTCGGAGAAACACCTGCTGTACGCGCGTTTTTGGCACAAGGTCCTCTACGACTTGGGGTATGTGTCCAGTTCAGAGCCGTTCCATCGCCTGTTCAACCAGGGCATGATTGAGGCTTATGCCTACACGGATTCACGTGGGCAATACGTCCCGGCTGACGAGGTGGAGGGTAGCGAGGAGGACGGCTTTACCTGGCAGGGTCAGCCCGTCAACCGCGAGTTCGGCAAGATGGGCAAGTCGCTCAAGAACATTGTCACCCCTGATCAGATGTGCGCGGATTACGGCGCGGACACGTTCCGGGTTTACGAGATGTCGATGGGACCGCTGGATATGTCCCGTCCGTGGGACACGCGCGCGGTGGTCGGTTCCCAGCGTTTCCTGCAGCGACTGTGGCGCAATATCGTCGATGAGAACACCGGCGCGCTCACCGTGACCGATGACGCCCCGGATTTGGCGACCGCAAAAGTGCTGGCTCGCACCATTCACGATGTCACCGTGGAGTACGACAATCTGCGCGTGAACACGGCTATCGCCAAGATGATTGTGCTGAATAATCACCTCACCGGGTTACCCCAGGTGCCACGTGAGGCCGCAGAAGCGTTGGTCGTGATGGTCGCCCCCATCGCTCCGCACATTGCGGAGGAACTGTGGGAACGTTTGGGTCACCAGGGCGGAATCGCCCGGGCCACGTTCCCGGTCGTGACCGATGAGTCGCTGTTGGCGGCTGAGGAGGTCACTTGCGTGGTGCAGGTGGCGGGCAAGGTGCGCGCGAAAGTGTCGGTGAACCCCGAGATTTCCGAGGCGGATTTGCAGGCGAAGGTCCTGGCGGAACCGGCGGTGGTGAAGTTGCTGGACGGGCGGGAGCCGAAACGGATTATCGTGCGTGCCCCAAAGCTCGTATCCTTGGTTTTTTAGGATTTGTCAGTACAAAAAAATCGCTAAATTACGGGATTCCACAGTTTCGGGCTTGCGAACTTAGGTATGCCTGACTTAGGCTATACCCATGAAGAGATTTAAAAACAAGCAAATTAAAGAAACCTTGACCGTAGCCGCGCTTTTGTGCCTGGGAGCCTCTCTCAGCGGGTGCGGCGGGATCCCCAGCTCCAGCTCGGATTCAGCCGCACCAGGCAAACCCCTGGTCCTCACCACATTTACCGTGTTGCAGGACATGGCTCAAAACGTTGCCGGAGACCATCTGGAAGTCCGCTCTATCACCAAACCTGGGGCGGAAATCCACGATTACCAACCCACACCCTCGGACTTGAAGTCGGCGCAGAAAGCGAAACTGATTTTAAATAACGGGCTGGATTTGGAACGCTGGTTCACGAAGTTTACCGCCGATCTGGATGCCAAAAAGGTCAATGTTTCGCAGGGCGTAGAGCCCATTCCGATTACCGAAGGCGACTACAAGGGTAAGCCCAATCCGCACGCTTGGATGAGCCCGAAAAACGGCGCCCTCTACGTGAAGAATATGGCAAAAGCCTTCTGCGATTTAGATGCAAAGAACTGCTCCGAGTACCAGGAAAATGCCAAACAGTATGGCGCCAAGATTGAAAAAGTCGGCGAGGACATCACGTCCACGCTTTCTCAGCTCGACCCGTCACAACGTACTTTGGTCAGCTGTGAGGGAGCATTCTCGTATCTGACTCGCGACTATAACCTCAATGAGAAATTCTTGTGGGGCGTAAATGCCGAAGGAGCCCTCACTCCCTCTCGCGTAGCGGAAGTGGAAGACTACGTGAAGCAAAACCACGTTCCCGCAGTTTTCTGCGAGTCCACCGTGGGAGACAAAATGCGACCCGTTGTGGAAGCCACAGGTGCGAAATTCGGTGGGGAATTGTATGTTGATTCCTTGTCAGACGCAGATGGAGACGTTCCGACCTATCTGGATCTGTTGCGCTACGACGCAGATTTGATTACCCGAGGATTGACTCAGAAATGAGTGATGCTCTCGACAACCGCATAGAGCCAGGCGGGGCTGAAGCTGAGTCCAGCTCAAATTCAGCCCCGCCTATATTAGAAGTCTCAGATTTGCATGTTCGTTACGGAGCTAATGTGGCACTGGAGGGTGCCAGTTTAACCGTGTCGCGCGGTCAAATTTGTGGTCTGGTAGGGATGAACGGTTCGGGAAAATCAACACTGTTCAAATCCATTACCAACAGCGTTTCGTATCAAAAGGGCAGTATTAAAGTTGCCGGAATTGACGCGAACCAAGCCCGCAAACAGCGACTGATTGGTTATGTTGCGCAAAATGAGGAAATCGATTGGGACTTCCCGGTTAACGTAAACCAAGTCGTCATGATGGGACGGTATGGATTTATGGGACCGACCCGTCGTCCCAAATCTGCAGACGTGGTAGCGGTGCAAGCCGCGTTAGAAATGGTGGAGTTGCAAGATTTGCAACAGCGCCAAATTGGGGCGTTGAGCGGCGGTCAAAAGAAAAGGGTGTTTATCGCCCGCGCGATTGCCCAAGGCGCGCCCCTCCTGCTCCTCGATGAACCGTTTGCCGGAGTAGACAAATACTCCGAAACCAATATCGTCGATTTGCTGCGCAAAATCTCGGCAAAAGGCACCACGGTGGTGGTTTCAACCCACGATTTGGCTTCTTTGGAAAAGCTCTGCGATGAAGTGGTTTTGCTGTATCGTCGCGTAGTTTATCAAGGTGATCCCGCTGGCGCCTTAGACCCGCAAAACCTCGCGAAAGCGTTTGGATTAAATCCCGCCGCGTCAGGAGGTGGACAGTGAATTTTTATGAAGCTTTCATCGAAATGTGGACGCAGCAGTTTATGCTCCGGGGCATCATCGTCACCGGAGTCGCGGCGGCGGTTTGTGCCGTGTTGTCCTGCTGGTTGGTCTTGATTGGCTGGTCACTGTTAGGTGACGCCCTGTCCCACGCAATTCTTCCCGGAATCGTCGTGTCCTACCTCTTGGGAACGCCCTTCGCAATAGGCGCCCTCGTGGCAGCTTTGCTGGTGGTGGGATTGATTGGCGCAGTGCGGGGGCGCGGACGGGTCAAAGAAGACACGGCTATTGGGGTGGTATTCACGACAATGTTTGCCTCCGGTCTGGTCTTAATCAGTCTGTTCCCCAGTCACATTGATTTGCACCACATTTTGTTTGGCGACATGCTCGGCATTACCAGAGCCGATATGTGGCAGGTCTTGATATTGAGCCCACTCGCTCTGGTGCTGTTGTTATACAAAAAACGGGATTTGGTGCTGTATGCCTTCGACAAGACTCACGCCCACGCTATCGGCATCTCTACAAGCTGGTTGGCGACTCTGTTGCTGGTAGCTCTGTCTTTGACAGTCGTGGGGGCGATGCAAGCAGTGGGCGCAATCCTCATCGTGGCACTGGTGATTACCCCTGGCGCAACCGCCCGGCTGCTCACAAACCGGTTCAACGCTATGCTATGGATAGCTCCCTTGCTTTCCGTATCCTGTGTCGTGCTGGGAGCCTATATTTCCTACTGGTTCGATACCGCGTCAGGAGCCACAGTCGTGCTGCTTGAAGGCGTATTGTTCCTGATTGTTTGGCTGGTGGATTTGCTTCGTCAACAGCGTCTGCAGCGCTATCATGGCGCGCAGTCTGCCGCCCCCGGCTCTGACCCGGAACCTCAACAGGTTGCTTCTTGAGGCAGCCCTCTAGGGTAGGCCGAGGTAGCGCAACACTGCCTTGGCACTGCCCTTGTTGAGGTCACCCAGCTGCGCCAACTGACCCAACCCTGACCCCAGGACAAACGTATCCCCGGTGGTGGCAGCTCCTTTCAATGGCGGCGCGACGCCTTCCCAAAGGAATTTCCCGTCGACCACCCCGTAACTCAGCAGCCCCCCCCCCCCCCCCCCCCCCCCCCCCCCCCCCCCCCCTCCCGCGGGGCGCGGCGGCCC